CTCCAAGAAGAAATTGAGGCGTTTAACGCCGTAACTAAAATACAATAATTAAGAATAAGAGAAGATTGAACTAGTAGTATTCTAGAGACTAAAAAACTCTTTTTACATTCTAAAGTGATGCTTAGATACTGATGCTGATGCTAGCCTTAATATTCAAAGTTTAAATCTCAAAATTAGAAAACTTAAATCTTAATCCTGTTCAACGAAAATTTAATTTTCTCTTACCTTAATTATCCGGACCTTTAGCTCAGTTGGTTAGTAGCAGCACACTCATAATGTGAAGGTCGTAGGTTCAAGTCCTACAAGGTCCACATGAAATACATTACACCAGAAGAAGCTAAGAATTACATTAATGTAGATGAGGATGTGTTAGGGTATGAGGTGGTATATTTTACTCGTGTCCCATGTCTTGAAAAAGGGGAGGAAAAATGGGAGGAAGTAATATACTATACTAATCGAAAAAAACATCCACTTAATCGTGAGAGTGAAGGTAAATATTGGATATATATTTTATCAAATGATTCTATGCCTAATATGGTTAAGATAGGTTACACTAAACTATCTCCAGAAGAGCGAGCCAAACAAATATCAACAGGTGCTGGTGTTCCTACACCTTTTAAAGTTGAGTTTGCTTTTAAATGCCATGAAGGTGAATTTCTTGAAGATGAGATTCATAAATACTTAGATTCATATAGAATTAATAATAATCGGGAATTTTTTGGAATTAAGATTAATGAGGCTATTAATATTGTGAAGGAAATAGGACAAAGATATATTTAAATAGATTTGGCTTATCTAAAATTTAATCGTATATTTATAATATAAGAAATAAAAATAAAAACATTAAAGATATAAAGGGGTTGGAATTAAGGTACTTAATAGGTACTCATGAATAAGTTAAATGGTAGAAATGTACCACCTACTATAAGCCTTAATTGCCCAAAAATTAACAAATATTAATTAATAAATAAAAACAAAAAAAATGAAAAAAACAATTTTTACAGCAATCGCAATCGCAACCATGTTCGCCGTTTCTTGCAACTCTAATGGGGCAAATAACACCGTTCCTACCACTGACTCTACAAAGAATGTAATTGATTCAACCAGTGTTATTAAAATAGATACTAGCAGCTGTGCTAATTAATTTATTTTTAAGTATTTTAAAGCATCAACATTAATTGTTGGTGCTTTTTTAATATATATTTATAAACATGAACATAGATAGAATATTCGCTTTATTCGACTATAAAAACGAAAATAAACCACTAACTGAAGAAGATAACACTATTATCGAATTATATGAGGAGCCGTTATTTTATATTAGTGCGTTTGAAAAATTGATACAAAATAATAATATTTTTAATCATAAACTTGAGATAATATTTAAACATGATGAACATTATGATCCTGAATCATTAATAGAGACAGGTAATGTTATTGTTTATAATCGAGCATATTCATTTATCACAATGTTGGATTTAAATAATGATGTTCATAAACATGCTTTACAAATTAGAGCTAAACAAAGTTACTTAATTGATAATCTTACCTCAGTTATGAACTTTTTTATTAAATATGAAGAATATGAAAAATGTACGGTTATAAAAGCAATTTTAAAGTATATTCAAGAGAGTTTGGAGATGTAAAAAATAGATCGTATTTTCTGGTTACGGATTTAGAGGAATTAGGATGAGATAGGAGATGAGATAGGAGATGAGATAGGAGATGAAGGTTGAGAGATAGGAGATGAGATGGGGGTGAAATAAGATGGTATATTCAATTTAATATTTAAAAATATATTTATGGTAAATCGTGAAATAATTAGACGAAAATTAGAAAAAGTAGAATCGGGTTTAACTAAACTAGATTTCTTAATTAAAAGAGGAGGAGATTATGAGATGTTCCTACAAACAACTGGAGAATTAAAAGAGTTGGTTGATGAAATTAAATCATTTATTGAACATGAGCCTAGATCGGCAAATGAATTAAATCCATCTTATTAATAATAAAAAAATAAAAGTTATGAAACTAACAGCAGAACAAATCCAAGAAAACTGGATTAAATTTATAGGTTATATAGATACATATATTCCAGAACCTAGGGCATCTAAATTAAAAGCATTTTATGAACAATATTCAGAACGTATTATTATAATGCCAGCTGCTCATAAAAAAGAATATCATAATGCATTTCCAGGAGGATATATCGAACATGTTAATCGTGTTATTGAGGCAGTACTTAAAATTAATTCAGTATGGACAGAATTTGGGGCCGAACAGAATTATACTATTGAAGAATTAGTATTCTCAGCTATGAACCATGATTTAGGTAAAATGGGGGATGAAAATAATGAATCATATATTCTTCAAACAGATCAATGGCGTAAAGATAAATTAGGTGAAGATTATATGTTTAATAATAAACTCGAATTTATGTCTGTTCCAGATAGAGGTTTATTTTTATTAAATTCACATGGGATTAATTATACTAAAAATGAATGGTTAGCTATTAAATTACATGATGGATTATATGATGAATCAAATAAACCATATCTCATGTCATGGGCTCCAGAAACTAAAGTCAGAACAGCATTAGTACATATTGTACATCAGGCTGATTTATTAGCAGCTAAAATAGAATTTGAACGTGAATGGTTTCCTAAATTTAAAGGAGAAGTAAAAGATGCAAAAACTAATTTCTCATTGGGTTCAAATAATTCGAATAAATTAAATAATAAAGCCGCTAAAACTAAGGTTTTAGGGGGTATGAAATCTGAAAGTCTTAAAAATTTATTAGATAATATATGATAGGAATAATATGTTTTTTAATCGTGTTAATTTTAATTTTAAGTTATACTACTTTTAATTTACTTCATAAAAATGAAAAATTAGAAGATATAATTGAAAATCAATCTAAAATATTAGGCGGATATATGTCTTACCTAAATAAAATATCAGATATCATTGAACATTCTAATAAGCGCCTTAAAGAAGTGGATAGTAAAGGTTCATTTGAAAGTGATGATGAAATAGGTTTTTTCTTTGAACAAGTGAAATCAATACAGCAAGTATTAGATAAATTTAATATTAAGAATATGTAATATGGAAATAGAAATAAAAAAAAGAAAAAAGAAAAAATCAAACGTATATTTTACTCAAGATACAGAAAATGCTATTGTCTCTTTTGTAGCAAGTAAAGATGAAGAAGAACGTAATAAAATATATAATGAAAGGATTCACCCTGCTTTTTTTAAATTAACAGAAAATATAATCCATACATTTAAATTTTATTATACTGAAGTAGATAATATTACTGATCTTCAACATGAAGTTATTATATTTTTACTTAATAAAATTCATTTATATGATCAAAGTAAAGGTACTAAAGCTTTTTCTTATTTTGGAACTATAGCTAAGCGCTATTTGATATTATCTAATCAAAATAACTATAAAAAGCAAATAGAAAAGACACCTTTATCTTCTATTGAAGAAGATGAAAAATTTTCATACCAATTAGATGATATAGTGCCACATTCACATAACATTAATTTATCAATTTTTATGGATAAATATATTGATTATTGTACTAATAATATATTTGAGTTATTTCCTAAAGAAATTGAAGCTCAAGTAGCAGATGCTATTTTAGAATTATTCCGTAAGCGAAATGATTTAGATGTATTTAATAAAAAAGCACTTTACATATATATACGTGAAATTATTGATGTAAAAACATCAAAAATTACTAAAGTAGCTGATAAATTATATAGTATTTTTAAGAAAAAATATCTATTTTATTTAGAAAATGGGTATATGAATTTTTAGATTACATATTTATAATAAATTTATGATATGAATTCATTAGATAGTGTAGTATTTAATAAAAAAAAATTTAGTGATATATTAGAAGAAATATATGATAATCAAAAGAAAAAAGATAAACAAATATCTTCTTTAATATCTGAATTAAAACCTTTGATCAATGATATAGGTGACGCTACTTTAATTGTTCCTTTAATTAAGGAATATATGGAAATAGGTGTGAAAAATGATGAACAACTTATTAAAATGTCTACTATTATTCAAAGAGTATTAAATTCATCATCATCATCAGATGGTGGTTATGGTATAACTGAAGAAGAAAAAGCACAATTATTAACAGAGATACAAAAAATTCACACAGAAAATAACTAATGGGACAATATGGATTAAATGCTTTCATTAACAACCAGACTAACCAACAGTCTGGAATTGCTATCCAACCTCAACTTGCCCCGGTTCGTGTTAAAAGTATAGTACTTACAAGTGATCATTATAGATTTAAAGAATTAGGTGAATGGAACTCATTAGGAGCTATAGAATTTGAACCTGTATCTAATCCCTCAGGGCAATCAAATAAACTTTCAATAGCATATCCTCTATATCCTAATGCCAAAAATTATCCTTTAGTAAATGAAATTGTATTTTTAATTTCATTACCTAGTACAGGAATTGGATCAACATGGAATGCTGCTCGTTCTTATTATATTAGTGTTGTTTCATTGTGGAATCATCCTCACCATAATGCTTATCCTGAAAATCCAAATGTTGCTCCACCTTCACAGACAAAGGACTATACCCAAACTCAAGCAGGTAGTGTTAGACGCGTGACTGACCAAAATACTGAGATATTTTTAGGACAAACATTTAAAGAACGTTCTAATATACATCCATTATTACCATTTGAAGGTGATGTGATACAAGAAGGAAGATGGGGTAATAGTATACGTTTTGGTTCAACAGTTAGAAGAGCAGGTGAACGTAATAATTGGTCATCATTTGGTCTTGATGGAGATCCATTAATAATATTACGTAATGGTCAACCATTATCATCTGGAGAAGAAGGATGGATACCTATCACTGAAGATATAAATAAAGATTTATCTTCTATATATAATACTAGCACACAAAAAATTCCACTAGAAGCATCAAGTACTAGTTATGTGAGTTATAAATCAAATTCACCTACTAATCCTAAAGAATATAAAGATAACCCACAAATTATCCTAAATTCAGGACGATTAATATTCAATACTACTCAAGATCATATATTATTAAGTTCTAAAAAATCTATTAATTTAAATGCTATTTTATCAGTCAATATTGATACTCCTGATACTATAATACAATCAAATAATATTTATTTAGGCTCTAAAGACGCTACAGAACCAGTATTATTGGGTGATACAACAGTATCATTATTG